CAATGCCACCATTGATCTAATGGTCACCGACCCACCATACAACGTCGACTACGCGAGCGCAGACGGTAAGACCATCCAGAACGACAGCATGGGCAAACAGCAGTTCGTTGATTTCCTTACTGCGGCGTTCCGCAACGCGAACGAGGTCATGCGACCGGGTGCTGCGTTTTATATCTGGCACGCCAGCTCATCGCAGATGCAGTTCGAACAGGCGATCAACGAAGCGGGCATGGATGTACGCCAGCAGCTTATCTGGGTGAAAAACAGCCTCGTGCTGGGGCGGCAGGACTATCAATGGATGCACGAACCGTGTTTTTACGGGTGGAAGGATGGCGCAGCGCATTATTTTGTGGACGACCGCAAGCAGACCACGGTGATCCACGAGGACAAGCCCACGCGGTCGGAACTGCATCCAACGATGAAACCAATCAAGCTGATCGAACGGCTTGTCAAGAACAGCAGCCGGCAGGGCGAAAATGTCCTTGACCTTTTCGGGGGCAGCGGGACGACGCTGGTTACCTGCGAGCAGATCAATAGAAAATGTTATATGATGGAGTTGGACGAAAAGTATTGTGACGTAATTATTAATCGTTGGGAATCACTGACGGGAGAAAGGGCACAGTTGGTATGATAGAAAAAGTAAATCCTAGCCACCCGGATAAGGTGGCAGACAGAATTGCAGGAGCAATCGTCGACTTGGCATACAAAGCCGAGCCTGCCCCGAAGGTCGCCGCAGAGGTGCTCATCGGGCACGGCAAGTGTCACATTATCATCGAGACCACAGCGGCGCTTGATACGAAGGCTATTGACGACGCAGTGCATCGCATAGCTGGAGACATGGAAACAGATATCGTGGTCGTTCCGCAGGACGCGCATCTTTCGGGCAATCAACAGAACGGTTTCCGCTGCGGGGATAACGGCATCTTCAGAGGAATGCCCATCACAGAGGAGCAGAAAAAGCTTACAGGCATCGCACGAGAAATCTACACGCGGTATGCCTGCGACGGAAAATACATCCTCGACGGTGGCAGGCTCATCATCTGCCAGAGTAATGCTCCGACAGAAGAACTTCAAGCCCTGTACCCAAATGCGGAGATTAATCCGCTGGGCGATTGGACGGGCGGCACCGATGTGGATACGGGTGCTGTTAACCGCAAGCTCGGCTCCGACATGGCTGACTCGGTCACAGGCGGCGGGCTGCATGGGAAGGATTTAAGCAAGGCCGACGTTAGCATAAACATATACGCATGGATCAAAGCACAAAGGATCCAAGAACCAGTAGAATTGTGTTGCGCAATAGGTGACGAGGAGGTGGATGGATACCCATATTCAGAAATTGTGGATATCGCGCGTCATTATATCCAGTTTGTCGGTGGTTTTGAAAAATTCGCGGAATGGGGGTTGTTCTGATGGCTGAAAAAAAGCAAACACTAGCCGAGCAAGCGCAAGAAATCCTGCGCATCGCCGAGCAACACGGCGTCGAGCAGAATTTCTTTTTTCTGACGACGTTTAAGCGCTATCAGGTGCAGATCAACATTTTGATCGACTTGGAGGCCGCGATTAAGCGCGACGGGTCGCTGGTGACGAAGGAGTATGTCAAGGGGCGCGGCAACGTCTACACGCATCCGGCGATTACAGAGTACAACCGGACGAGCACCGCCGCCAATCAGACCGTGCAGACGCTGATGAAGATCATTGCGACGATGCGCGAGGACGACGACGACACCGGCGACGAGCTGCTTGAGTTTCTGAGGCGCGGACGAGGATGATACGAGGTGAATTGGCCGAAAGCGTATCTTGCGGCGATCCAACGCGGCGACGAGGTTGTGAGCACAAAGGTGCGCGCGGTCTACGAGCGCGAATGCGGCTGGATGGACAGCCCGCCGCCCGACTTCCCATATCGCTTTGACGAGGACGCTGGCGAGCGCGTCGTTGACTTCATCGAGGCATTCTGCAAGCGCTCGGACGGCAAGCACGGCGGGGAGCCGATCAAGCTATCGCTGTTCCAAAAGGCAAAAATACAGCTGGCGTTTGGCTGGCTGCAAAAGTCGGACGGCCTGCGCCGCATCCGCGAGGTGGTCGACATCCGCGCGCGCAAGACCGGCAAGTCGACCGAGACGGCGGGTGTGTGTCAGTACATGCTGATCGCCGACTATGAAGGCGGCGCGGAGGTCTATTGCGTCGCCAATAAGCTAGACCAAGCCAAGAAGATATTCGATGAGGCCGTCAACATGCGCGCGCAGTCGCCGCAGCTGCGGAAGATCACGCGCAAGCGGCAGTCGGACATATACCTGCCGGCAAATTTCAGCTACATCAAGGCGTTGGCGTCCGACACCAAGACGATGGACGGCCTTAACGCTCACTTTTTCGTGCAGGACGAGTTCCATGAGGCCCGCGACAGCAAGCTGTACGACGTCATGAAACAGTCGCAAAGCGCCCGCGATCAGCCGATGGCGTGGCTTATATCCACAAACGGCTTTGTGCGCGAAGGTTTTTTTGACGCGCGGTATGACTATTGCTCGAAGGTCGCGCTGTGGGAACCTGGCTATGAAGATTACCGGCTGCTGCCGCTGATCTACGAGTTGGACAGCCGCGACGAGTGGACGGACCCGGCTTGCTGGGGCAAGGCCAATCCGGGGCTGGGCGAGATCAAGAAGCTGGACACGCTTGCGGAGCACGTCGCGGACGGCAAGCGCGATCCGTCGTTCCTTCCGACGCTGCTTACTAAGGATTTCAACATCCCAGAAAACAGCAACGCCGCATGGCTGACTTATGAGGCGGCGGTGAACGAGGCGGTGGTGCCGATGGAGCGCCTTGAGCACAGCTACGCCATCGGCGGTTGCGACCTTTCGGCAACCACCGATCTCACATGCGCATCGCTTCTGATCCGCAAGCCGGGCGACGAGAGTTTCTATGTGCTGCAAAAGTACTTTCTGCCCGAATCGCGGGTGGACGCCGTTGAGGCGTCAAGCGCCCGCGAAGCGCCGTATAAGCTATGGGCGGAGCAAGGGTGGTTGCACATCTGCCCGGGCGCGACGGTGGACTTTAGCGCGGTGACGGCGTGGTTTGTTGAGATGGTCGAACAGCACGATATTCGCCCGCTGTGGGTTGGGTATGACCGCGCGCTGGCGGGCTATTGGGTGGAGGAAATGACGGCGGCGGGTTTTGATATGGAAAAGATCGCGCAGGGGCCGTTTACGTTTTCATACCCCATGAAACGGTTGGGGGGGCTATTCGAGGAGCACAAGATCATATCGAACAACAATCCGATGCTGCGCTGGTGCGTATTGAATACCAGCGCGAAATCGGCCAATCGGTCAGGCGTCGACACGATACAGCCGGAAAAAACGAGTAAGAGCAAGCGCATTGATGGGCTGGTGAGCCTGCTGAATGCGTTTGTCTGCTATACGAACCACGAGGACGAATTTTTGCGCTATGTGAGGTGATCAAATGGAATTTAGGGACGCGCTGCGCGCGGTGTTCGGGCGGCTGCGCAAGCGCGAGGTTACCGGCTGGCGCGAGATCGGCGGCTATGCGCCGGTGTTTACGCCGTATAGTGGGCAGATGTATCTTAACGACACCTGCCGGGCGTGTGTGCGGACACTGGCCGAGCATACATCGAAAGCCAACGCCACCACGCGGGGCGATAAAAAACTGGAAACGCTTTTGAACGTGCGCCCGAACATGTACATGAGCGGCAAGGACTTTTTGTACAAGATGCGCACGCTGTACGAGGTGAACAATACGGCGTTCGCGTACATCAACCGCGACGACGCGGGCGATGTGCTCAGCATATACCCGGTGCCGCAATGCCCGAGCGAGGCGGTGGACAGCGGCGGCGAGTTGTACATCCGGTTTTGGCTGCCCAATGGCACGCAGCTGATCGCGGCCTGGGCAGATTTGATCGTGCTACGCAAGGACTACAACGGATCGGACATTTGGGGCGATCCCAATACGGCAATCGGCGGCGCGCTGGAGTTGCTCGACACCACGATGCAGGGCATGGGCAATGCGATCAAGGCAACTGCGAACCTGCGCGGAATCCTGAAATCAACAAAGGCGATGATAGCGCCGGACGACGCGAAGCGGCTGAAAGACGAGTTTGTAAACGACTACGTGAATATCTCGAATAAGTCGGGCGTGGCGCTGCTGGATGCGACGCAGGAATTCATCCCGGTGAACATGCGCCCGCAGGTGGCTGATCACGCGTATGTGAAGGAGCTGCGTGAGAACATCTTTCGCTACTTCGGCGTGAACGAGGCGGCGATCAAAAACGAGCTGGTGGGCGATGCCGCCGATAGCTTCTACGAGGGCGCGATCGAGCCGTTCCTGCTGGCGCTGTCGCTGGAGGCGACGTACAAGATTTACACGCCGAGAGAGCGCGGGCATGGAAACGAGGTGCTGTATGAAGCGAACCGCATGCAGTTTATGACGATGCAATCGAAGCTGGCGCTGGTGCAGATGGTAGACAGGGCCAGCATGTCGCCGAACGAGTGGCGCGCGGTGCTGAACATGCCGCCAGTCGATGGCGGCGACGAATTGCAGAAGTGGCAAGCGCCGCAAGGAACAAGGAAGGGGGTTGATGCGGATGCCGGTAAAGGCGGATCGGGAGTATCGGGCGATGAGCCTACTGCTGCCGACGGAAAATAAGCAAAAGCGGCTGGAAAGCGATTACTACGTTGAGGGGTATGCGACCACGGTTGATAGCCCGTATCTGATGTATGATGACGGGCGGAGAAAATATTACGAGGTGATTGACCGGCGGGCGTTTGATGGCGCGGATATGACAGATGTCATTATGCAATACGACCACGAAGGCCGCGTGCTGGCCAGAAAGTCAAACGGCACTCTTGGCATAGAGCTCGATAACAAGGGGCTATTTGTTTTTGCCGATCTTTCGAAGTCAGCCGCCGCAAAAGAGTTCTTTGAAGAAATTCGCAACGGATTGATCTCACAAATGTCGATTGGATTCCGCGCAGACACCGATAAGGACGAATATGAGCGGGGGGCTAACACCACAACACGAATCATCAAGCAATTCAAAAAGATTTTCGATGTGTCAGGGGTTTCACGACCTGCAAACCCCGACACCGAAATATCCGCGCGTTCTTGGGTCGACGGAGCGATCGAGGCCGAGAAGCGGGAGGCGCAAGCGCGGCTGGCACTCGCACGGGCGAAATACAACTATTTTTACGGAGGTTAGGACATGAAAACTTTGCAAGAGATCGTCGCGCGCTTGGCTGAGATCGACGCAGAAGTGCGCAATGCGACCGAAGCCGCGCAGGTAGACGCGCTGGCGACCGAAAAGGGCGAACTGCTCGCCCGCAAGGCTGAACTGGAAGATTTGGAAACCCGCAAGCAGGGCGCCCTCGGCATCAAGCAGGGTGCCGGCCGTGTTGTTGAAACGCGCGGCGCTGTTGACCCGGACGACCTGCGCGACAGTATGGAATACCGCAAGGCGTTTATGCGCCACGTGGTCAAGGGCGCGCCGCTGCCGGCGGAGTTCCGCGACCTGACCAAAGAAACCACCTACACGACCGACGCACCCGCCGTAATCCCGACCGTTCTTGTGAATCGAATCGTCGAGAAAATGGAAACCCTCGGCATGA